TGGACACCACGCGCGAGCGGCTGACCGGACTCGCCGAGCAGATGGACGCGGCCGCGGCGCGGGCGATGGGAGACACTGCACCGGCGGCGACGCCAGGCGAGGGCTAGGCTATGGATGTATTCGCGCTAACCATGCGACTAAAGGCCGAGGGCGCCGCGCTGGTGAAGGCGTCGTTGGCGACCATGCAGTCAGGCATAAAAGCGGCCGAAAAAGACGCTAAGGGGCTCGACAAGTCGCTCGGCGGATTGTCCAAAGCGTTTAAAGCGCTTGGCGCCGCGGCTGCTGTTGGCGTGACGTTTAAGAAAATTATCGACGAAAGCAGCAGCGCGCAGTTTGCGCAGGCGCAGTTAGCCAGCGCGCTCAAGTCGACCGGGTATGCGGCAGGGCAAAGCGTCAAGGATTTGAACGACCACGCGTCGGCGTTGGCGCAGTTAACAATGTTCGAAGACGATGCGATCACGGGCGCGCAAAACCTGCTCCTGACGTTTACGAAAATTCAGGGCGACACGTTTCCGAAAGCGACGGAAGCCGTGCTGAATATGTCGCAAGCCATGGGTACGGATTTAAAGGGCGCCGCGATCCAAGTGGGCAAGGCCTTAAATGATCCGATCCTCGGGGTGACTGCGTTAGGGCGTGCCGGCGTGCAGTTCACGCAGCAGCAAAAGGACCAGATTAAAGCAATGGTCGAAGCGGGGAACACAGCGCAGGCGCAAACGATTATCCTAAAAGAGCTTGAAACGCAGTTCGGCGGATCGGCAGAGGCGGCGCGCAATACGCTTGGTGGCGCGCTAGCCGGCCTGAAGAACGATTTCGGCAATCTGTTTGAGGTGGCTGAGCCGGGGACGGCTGACGTGGTGCGAGGCCTCAATGATATTGGCAAGATGCTGCGCGATCTGAAAACATGGATGGATACCAACAAAGTATTTCCCATCATGTTCCGCGAGCTAGTCCTGCTCGCGCAGGCATTGGCCGACACGGTGCGGTGGTTTGGATTGCTTGGGAAACAGGCATCCGCCACGTTTGGCATACTGCGGGGCGGCGTCGTCATTATGGCGGGCGTTAAGCAAGCCAGCACGAAAATGATCGAGGCGGGCGTTGATCTGATTAAGACAAACAACGCCGAGTATGATGCAATTCAGCGCACCATGGGAGCGCTTATTGACCAAGGCCGCGAACGGGAATCTGCCACGCGCGCCATGTCTCGTTTTACCGGCGCGCTTGATGACGTTATCGGGTCAACGACGCAGTTTTATAAACTGACGGGACCGTCAAGCGGGCGCACTGGCAAGGGCGGCGGGGTGGTCAACGAGGAAGATACGCCCGTTCTTGTAAATCGCGTTACGCTACTGACCGAGCTGGCCGGCATGGTGCAGCTGAGCACCGCCGAAGTGATGGAGCTATCCGGCGCCGAGTCGAACCTGCTGACGCGGTTACTCGCGGGCAACGTGTCGCTCGAGCAGCGCGTGAAACTCAATAAAGAATTGCTTGCGGTGCAAGGCGCGGTGTCGGCACAGTTTGACATGATGCTGAGCAAGCCGCCGACGGCGCTAGCGGCGACCGCGACGGAAGGGCGGGCGCCTATTGTGCCGAAAGCCGTATCTATTAATCCGGCGATAATTGCACAGGTACGGGCGAACGCAGACGCGATGGGGCGCGAGATGGACGCGGCGGCAAAGGATGTGCTTGACAAAACTGGCATAAATATCACGGAGCAGTTCACGTCTATCTTTGCCGATGCACTAGGCGCCGGATTTGAGGCAGCCTTTGCGACGGGCAAAATTAGCGACGGCTTTAAGGCATTTGGCAGAGCGATGCTGGCAGGGCTTGGCGGGATGCTACAAGCGTTTGGCAAGCAAACTTTGCTGGCGTCCGGAATTATGAAGCAGATTATGGTGTCCTTTGCGACGCTGAACCCGGTGCAAATGGCGGCGGCCGGCATTGCCTTAATTGCGCTCGGTGGAGCGCTCAAAGGATCGGCCAGTAGCATTTTTGGCGGTGGTTCTGCTGGCGGTGGTGCCAGCGCCGCATCCTACAGCACGAGCTCGAGCGCCATGACGGCGCCCCGACTGCCAACGCTGACGTACGGCCCGACCAGTGCGGCCGGCGCGGCCGGACTGTCACCGATGGGCGCCACAAACATTACGATTATCGGGCCGAACGATCCCGTGGCACAACGCGCGATGCAGGAGCTCATTACCAAAGCCAACCGCCGGGGGAACGTCTAGATGGCCTCGATCACGTTTACCGATAGCACAGGGACGGCGACCCTCGACAACGGGCTTACGTCGTCAGCCGGTGGCGTCGGCTCGCGCTTTGCATCGTGGGTGCCATTTACGCGACGCATCGGAGAAACGGCCACGGCGCTCGGCACCGGCGCCCGGTACGCCTTCACCTTCCGCATCGACTACGGCGCCGCGTTTGAAATGCGCGACCTCCCGAACACGACGCAGCTGGTCGCCTTGCGGCTGATCCGTCACCTTGAAGGGGGCGGCGTGGTGACCGTCACAACGGACGACGCGGCCGCGCGAACGTACACGAACGCGGGGCTCGATCCGCAAGGCGCGGTGTCCCTGGCGTTTCAGGATCCGCAGTTCCTCACGTACTCGCTGTCGGTTGCGCTTATTAATTTGAGCGGCGCCGATATGCTCTGCCAATACTGACGCCATGCCAACGACGACCCTGCACTACCGGTTGCGCATCCGCACCGTCTCGACCGAAAGCGACCCGAACGGCACCGGCGATGAGCTGTCAGTATCGTCGCTGCCGACGGATGGCGCGCCGTATATCGGATCGGCGCCGGACGGCGACGGGCAGGAGGTCGATCCGCTGACGGGATCGGTGCGCACCGGCACGTATACCGTCGAGGTAGTCGACGCGCAGACGGGCACGGATGGCACCGGCACCATTCGCCACGTTACGCAAAAGCTCGAAGATGCGGGCGCGCGCCAGCAGCTGCTCAGCCGGCGCGCGTATGTCGAGATCAGCACAGACGGCGGCGTTACGTGGCCGACGCTGACGGCCGGCTACGTGACGTCAATTCGGTTGGTCAGCCCGATGCGGTACGCCGTGCAGATCGGCGACACGCGGCGCGTGGAGCAGACGCAGACGATCTTTCAGGGTGGATCGCTTGGCAACTACACGACGCGCGGGACGATCACCGGCGGCCCGCTGACGAGCAGCTGGGGGCCGGTGCAGGCGCGCGGCGGGTGGAAATACAAGGTGCTTGCGGTCAGCGGCGGCAACGTGGTGCTTGATTTTCAGTCAGGGTACGGCGTTGGGCAAAACGCACCGGTTGTGACCGATAGGGCAAAGGTGACGCGCCCGCAGATTTCCGAGTTTATGGCGTCTTACCTGCAACCCAACCCGTTTGCGGTGGTCGGTGGCGCGTCGTTTTATGAAAACGCATTTACGGGCACGTCGCCGGATGCGGTGTCTGGATCGTGGAAAGTATCGTCCGGCATCGTGGCATGGATTGGGGCAAGCCCAACAACCGCGGCGCCGGTTAATGCGCTGGTTTGCACGGCCATTTTCTACCAGAACGATTTGAGCCTTGGTGTATATCGCGTTTATCTGTACTGGCCGACGTGTCCGTATTCGATTGGGGATACGGTGTATTGCTCGCTCTCTACCTTTGAAGTTACAGCACAGACGCCGCTGTACATTGACGCGCACCCGGTCGACCTAACGCTTGCCATATGGGACAACGCACGTATTGCATACGACGCCGCGGCGCCGTGGATTGCAGCCATGCGGGCGCTGGTTGGCGACTCGGTGCGGATTGCGTGTCGATTTACTGAGGCGCCCGTTATTGCGGAGTTTTTGGAGTCGGCCATCTTTGGGCCGTTTGGCATTTCCGCGCGTACCAATAGCAGCGGCGATCAAGAGCTTTTCCCCACGCGCATTCGCACGTCAACGGCGCCGACGCTCACGCTCAACGCAGCGGGCATGCGGTCGCCTGATGATGTGGTCTTTGAGCTTGACGAGCGAACGGCCGTCAGTGCGATCACGTTAGTACAGCAGTATATCCAGCCATCCCTTGCGTCATCTAGCGAACGAACGGACGCAGACAATAACAGCGCATCGGCTCCGCTTGATGGCGTGATGGTCTCAAGCGTGTCGCAGACCGCGCAATACCTTGACCCAAACCTGACCGTATTTTCGGGCCGGAGCGTGGAGTACCGCGTACCCGGCATGATCCACACGGCGACGACATGGGAGCCCGCGCTTGGCAGTCAGCTGGACGCGATCGCGGTTCCGGCGTTTGACCGCTACGGGCGCGGCGCGGTGGGCGCCGACGTGCAGGTCCTTGCGGGCTCGAGCGCCGCGGCGGCCGCGATCGGGGATGAGATCTACTTTGAGGCGCCGCAGTTTCCCAACAAAGGCTACCGCATCGGGGAATCGTCCGTCGGCGCGCGCATTATGCAGGTGGTCCGTCGCACGGAATCGCCAGCTGGTCCCGTGCTTAGGCTGCTGGACAGTGGGTTAGCCGCGCAGCCGGCCACGTTGCCGACGATTAGCGTGGCCAAGGTGACGGGCGCGCCGACCACGACGGCCGAATACACCATCACGAACGCCGCGACGCTCAACGCGGGCGGGCTAATTTCGGTGCGGGTGCAGTATGCCAGCGGCACGAGCACGCCGACGGGCGCCGGCGCCGATCATGCGGTCTATGCGCCTGGACAAATCCCGACGACGGCGCAAACGCTGCCGGGGCTGACGGTAGCCGGCCAAACGGTCTACGTCCGCGCGCGATCTGAGCAGGCCGCGCGGCGGCCGTCCAATTGGACGGCGTGGTCCTCGGTGACGCTTGATGCGGTGGGCGCCGTTACCGGGCTGGCGGCGTCGACCATCCGCACGACGGCGGCGACGCTTAGCTGGACCAACACGAGCACGGCCTACCCGATTACCGTCTACGCCTATCAGGGCGCCAGCGCGCCGGCAGACTGGGGGCCGTATCAGGTGGCCACCGTGCCGGCGGGCTCGACGTCGGCCGTGGTGCGCACGCTTACGGGGCCGAGCGTGGCATGGCGTCTCGGGGTGGCGTATATCGCGCCGGGCGCCGTGGGCGCCGTGGCGTCGGTCGCCGTGACCACCAACAGCACGGTTGACCCGTCGAGCCGTCCGGCTGCGCTGGCCGTGATACCGGGCGTGGATGACGTCACGCTCACACAGGGTATCACGCTGGCGTTATGGGCCAGCGAACAGACTCTTGATCTCATCATCGAGCGCAGCACGTCGGCCGGCAGTGGGTACGCCGAGATCGCGCGCGTGAGCGGCTCAACGCCGACGTACGCGGACGAGCTGCCTCGCAACGGCACAACCTACTATTACCGGATTGCGCACGCGCTGGGCGGCTTTGCCCTGTCCTCGTATAGTCAGGTCGTCTCCGCGATCGCGCGCGGGATCCCGCGGGACGTGGTGCGGCCGGGTGCGGTGGCGCCGGTCGTGGTGGTCACGACGGCCGAGGCGGGCGGATTCGGCAACGTGATTTTAACGGTGTCCGATCCACAGGGCCGCGTGGTTGAGGTGTCGTTTCGCCAGCGCACTAACGGCGGCGCGTGGTCGGCATGGTACATCGAGGCCGTAAACCCGTACATCTACGGCGCGCTAATCCCGGCGGCCGGATTCGTCGAAATCGAATACAAGGTGGACGGCTACGCCGCGGACGGGTCGCGCGGCATTTTAGCGGCCGGTGTGGAGACGTTTGACCAGAACGCCGTGAGTGATATGGTGTCGGTCGTGGGCACCTTCACATCCGCCGGCGCGATGACGTTGGCCATATCGGCCGATACCGATACGGCATCGATTCGCTACGCCGTCAGCACCAGCGCACAGCCGACACTGGCCACGACGCAGGCGGCCACCGCCATTGACGCGCGCAACTACACGGTGACGCTGGCGGGCCCGTATGTGGCAGGGACGACGGTATACGTGTCCGTGCTGGGGTATACCGCGATCGGAGGCGGCGGCGCCGAGTCGGTGCTGTTCCAGTACCGCTTTGTCCGTGACGGTGGGCTGGTATACACGGAATGTCTCGCGCGGATGGCAACATCGAGCGCGACGCAAATCGTGGTGACGGTGACCGGCACGGCGCCGAGTGGATCGCCAACGGTGCAGCTGGTGACTGCCCCAACGGGATCGGCAACGCTGGCGAGCGGCGCCGCGCCTGGCGTGCCGGTGGCGTCGGGCTCGAGCTGGACGTTCAATCGCGGCGCCGCACTCGGCCAACCCGGCGGCGCGCAATTTCGCGCGGTGCTGGCCAGTGCGCAAAGCGATGACGACTTCATCGAGATCCCGGAGCAGGGGCGGGACACGACGTATTTGGCATCTCGCGCGCGCGTCACGGCCACGACAGATACCACGGTTAGTGTGCGGTATGCGGTGGCCGATCCGTACCCGCAGGGGACAAACTCGGTCACCGTGGCGTATCAATCGCTGGGGTTGCCAAGCGTGAGCCCGGCAAGCGGTGGCACGCTGACGCCGGCCGCGACACTGACGGAAGCCGTTGGGACGTATATCGATTACACCATTGGGCGGCCGGCATTTGGCGCCGGCACTGGGCGTGCGACATATACGGCAACGGCATCCGGTCGCGTCTCGGATTCGGACGCGGTCGACGTGCCGGCGCAGGAGCGGGATACTATTAATCTGCTCAGTCGCGCGCGGATCTTTTCGCAAACCTCGACGCAGATGGTGATTCGGTACGCGGTGGCTACGCCGGTCGCGTTGTCGCCGAATACGGCAACCATTACGTACGTCACCGAAGGGCTTGCTGGCATTCCGCAAACTTCTCCGCAGACTGTGACGCCGGAAACCAACACGGTGATCACCGAGCCGGCAGGCAGTTACGTGGATTTCACGGTGCCGCGGCCGGCCGCCACGGCCACGCCTGGGCGCATCACGTTCCAGTCAACAGCCACGGGACGAACGGCCAGCACGGACGCGGTCGACGTGCCGGCGCAGGACATTATCGGGCCATCGCTGCAAATCGTGACGACGCCAAGTTCAACCACGTACAGTCTCGTTGTCACATGGAGCGGGACAATTGCGTACGCGCTGGACGGTGTCACGCAATCCGTGGCCGGCTGGACGTCGCCGCGTACGGTGACTATTACGCGCTCCGAGTTCCTAGGATCTACGCAGGTTGCTGCATTTGCCGTGACGCGCGATTCTTCAACGGTGTCGGAGTCGATCGGCATTCCGCCTCGGGACAACGCGGGCGCCTCAATTACGATCGGCACACAGAGCGCCGACGATACCACCGAAATCTATACGTTCAGCTGGTCCAGCAGCGGCATGCCGACCGGCACCACGTTTGACCTGACGTACACAACAACGACGACGGCCGGAGTAATCGAGCAAGGCACCATAAACGGCGCTACAAGCCCGGAGAACGTCACCAGCGGGTATAATATTGGGTCTACGCCGCGCTATCAGATGACAATAACGGCCATTAAATCCGGCACGCTGGTCCTGAGCAAGAGCCGGTCCGGAACCTTCTTGACCTAACCGCCACGCTATGCGCTTGCACCTGCTCGGCATTCCGCACACCGTCACGCACCCCGAATGGTCGCACTGCGCCTTTACCCAAAAAGTGCGACGCCTGGCAGCAATGGTGCGGCCGTACGGGCATCACGTGACGCATTACGGCGTGGCCGGATCCGTAAGCGGCGCCGACGTTGACGTCGTGGTCATGGAGCAGGACGAACACCAACAGCTGTTGGGGCATGCGTACCGACACGATCAGCCGTACGGCGCCGACGCGGAGGACGGGAGCCCGCTCTACCGTCAGTGGAATCTGTACGCGCGCGCCGAGCTGGCGGAGCGCGTGCAGCCCGGCGACCTCATTTTGTGCCCGTTTGGGCACGCGCACGGCGCCGCGATCCGCGGGTTGCCGGTGCTGTCGGCCGGCGCCGGCGCGATCGAATCGGGGATCGGGTACTTCGAGACCATGCTTCCGTGGCGGATCTACGAATCGTATGCCGTGCGGCATGCCGTGATGGCCAAAGAAGGCCGGTACGGGGTGACGCTAACCAGCGATCGGCTGGAGTTTGTGGCGCCAAATTACTACGACGCCGCCGAGTGGCCAGCGGGCACGCCTGGCGCCGATGCGCCAATGCTGTACATGGGCCGGCTGACGGAGGGGAAGGGGTTGGCCATCGTGCTCGACGTCGCGCGGCAATGCCCCGACGTGCGCTTCCAGATTGCCGGGCAAGGCGAGTTATCCACATTCGGGCCGCTGCCGGATAATGTGGAATACTTAGGCGTGCTGGGCGCCGATCGCGCGCAGGTGATGGGCGCCGCGCGGGCGATGATCGCGCCGAGCCGGTACGTCGAACCGTTTTGCGGCACCGTGATTGAGGCGGCATTGTGCGGCACGCCGGCTATCACGTCGGATTTCGGCGCGTTTGCCGAGACCGTGGAGCATGGCACAACCGGCTACCGGTGTCAGACCGTGGCGCAGTTTGTCCAGGCGGTGCGGCAGGTGGAGACGCTCGAGCGCGACGCGGTGCGGGCGCGAGCACTGGCGCGGTATACGCTGCCGGTGGTGGGCGCGCTGTACGACGCGCATTTCGCCGTCTGCGCGGAGCGGCTGGCGGCTGGACCGTACCCGGCAACGGGCTGGTAGTGTCTAGCGTGACGGGCTGAGCCCTACGCGTACGCGCCGCAGGCGGCGATATTTGGCGCAAGGAGGCCGGCCAATGGGGTTTCACGTGGAACACGGGGTATCGGGGTTAGTGGCGGCCGCAGCAGGCGCCGGCACGTACGCCATGCGCGCGACGACGCTCGATCCGCAGCCGGTGCCGTACCTCGCGCTTGCCGTGACGCTGCTCTCGACGATCGTGGCCGGCGCCGTGGCGTGGGGCATGCTCCAGGCGGATCACCGACGGACGCGACGGGATGTGGAAAAAATGTCGGAGATGATGCTCGAAACGGTGCAGCGATTAAGCCGCATCGAAGCCAAGCTCGAATGACAACGCCGCGCCGGGTGGTGTATGCGCGCGCGGTCCCGCCGACGGTGCCGGCCGTGCGCAGTGTGGACGTGCTGGCGCCGCGGTTTCTTGCCGCGCTTGATCGCGTGCTGGCCACGATGCGCGGCCTCGGGCTCGATCCGCTGATCGTCGAGACGCTGCGCACAAGCGAGCGCCAAACGTACCTACACGGCTTCGGGCGGCTGTACGACGACGGGCGCGGGGTGGTCACGCATTCAGCCGACGCGGACGAGACGTGGCACGGCTACGGGCTTGCGGCGGACATCGTCAGCACGGGCAAACTGTGGGCGGCGCCCGATCTTTTTTGGGCCGCGCTAGGGCGGGCGTGCGCGCGCGAGCGGCTGACGTGGGGCGGCGACTGGAACGGCGACGGCAACAGTGGTGACGAGCGGTTTCTCGACCGGCCGCATGTCCAATGGGGGCCGCCGATGCGGCGGAGCCCGAGCCCGCGCGCGGCGCGGTTGGTCGAGACTGGTGGACTGCCGGCCGTCTGGCGGGCAGTGGGCGCACTCTGACGACGGGGAGGTGATCGTGGGATGGCTGAAAATGCAGGCGATTGAGTACGGGCTGACGCTGATTGTGGCGCCGTTGGCGGTGCTGGTGATGCAAGCGCTTAAGCGCACGGCGGATCAGGTCGAGCAGCTGCCGCCCTGGGCCAAGCGCGGAACGGTGGTGGCCATCGCGGCCGCCTGCACCGCGGCTGGCCATGTGCTCGGCGTGGATTTTGGCGTGACGCCGGAGACGGGGCTCGCCGCCATTCCGCAGGGCGCCGTCGAGACGGCCATTGCGGCCGCGTTGGCGATGGGGCTGCACGCGCTTAAGCCGAGCAAGAAGAACCCTTGACGCGGCACGATCGGCGCCGTACCATTGTCGGCGAGGTGTGGGCCACCTTTCTGCTGTAGAGTCTAGAGACGTAGTAATAGCGCAACAGCCACCGGCGACGGTGGCTGTTGGCGTTTCATGGGTTGACGCGGCCGGTACGGCGCCGCATATTGGCCGTGTCGGTGACGGCGCTGCCGATACAGCGGCCGGCCGATGTCGGACCGGGGTGGGGAGATCCACCAAAAGGCTAGCGGGTACGGCCCGTGAGACCGCCCACTGTTAGCGCAGTGGGCGGTTTGCCGTTTCCGGTGCTGTCGGGCGGTATTGCGCCTGGCGTGGGCGCGGTGTACTGTCCTCATCCCGCCGCTGTGTGGTGGGATCCGGGCCTGATGTTGCTCTCCCGGAGGCCGTATGCGGACCCGCGGCGCACCAATCCTGAGCGATCCAGACAAGCGCGCAGTACAAATCCGGGCAACGTCAAGCCTACGCCCCGGCCGGTCACCAGCGCTCGAGCTGTTGCAGTACGGCCGCACATCGGGGCCGATAGGTACCCTCCGAGGGCGTGACTCGATCGAGCAGGCGAGCACGAGCAGGAGCGCCACCGCTGGCCAGTCCGCAGGGCAGCAGCTCACCGCTGACGAGGCGTCGACCTCGATATCCGCGCTCCGCCTCAGGGTGGGTGACCGGGTAAGGCCCTGCTATATCTGTAATGAAAGGCCCAAAAGACGACCGAAAATAATGCTTGACGGATTGTGAATGTGCTGTATACTAGACCCGCGCGCCGTAGCCGCGGCGCCGGCAACCCAACCCGGAGACTTTAAGTGGATTACACACACGCCCTGGCCGAACAGGTCAGCCGATACAGCGACGCCGAACTGGCCGAGGCCCGCGAGATGATGGCGCGCTGGTCCGACACGCGCGACATGCCGGACGTCGTGCACTCGCTCATTCACGTTCTGGACGTTGAGCACGCCTTTCGTCGCGCCGAAGACAGCGCGCAGCAGGCCGCCGCGGCCGAGGTGGCGCCGTGACCGACGAGCAACCGACGACGGCCGACACGCTCGCTGCGGTGCGGCAGTATTGCGCCTCCGCGCGTAAGACGTTCCGCGGCATGCACGCGCATCTGACTGCATGCCGGCAAGCGGTACTGGCCGCACAGAAGGCCGAAGAGCTCGCCTACCCGATGGCGGTGAACACCGTCCTGCGGGCAGATCACGCCGCACGGGCAAGCCTCCTGCACCGAGTGTGGTCAGCGCTTGAGCGTGCGCAGCTCGAGCTGCACATCTCTGGCGACGCTATCGAGTCGGTCGACCACCGCGTATCGTGCGTGCTCGCGCTGGACCTGCTGGATACGTTGCCGTGGGAGGCGCCCAATGCGCAGCAGTGACAGTATCGCCGCGATCGCGCCGGCGCTGGTGGCCGCGGCCGGTGAGCTAGCGCCGGTCGGCAAGGACGCGACAAACCCGGCGTTCCGGAATCGGTACGCCACGCTCGATGCGATCATGGAGCAGGTGCGGCCGGTGCTTGCGCGCCACGGGCTGGCGGTGATGCAAGGCGTCCTGCACCCAGAGACGGACGGCGGGCGGGTGGTGGGCGTGACGATCGAGACGCGGGTCCTGCACCGGTCCGGCGAGTGGGTGGCCAATGTGGTGACGCTGCCGGTGGAAAAGCCAACCGCGCAGGGCGCCGGATCCGCGATCAGCTACGGGCGCCGCTACGGGCTGTCCGCACTGCTGGGGCTCACGGCGGAGGACGATGACGGGCAGGGCGCGAGCGCGCCGCCAAGGCGCGCGCCGGAGAAGGCGCGCCGTGAGCCGGATTCGGAGCCGGCGCCAGGACAACGCCTGCACGATCGCGTACCGACCACGCCGGCGGCCGCTATGTCGCTGGCCAAGGCCGAGACGGTTGAGCTAAAGGGGAAGCGCTTGGCCGACATGGAGCCGGAGCGGCTGGCGGCGGTGCGCGCCTGGGCGGTTGAGAAAAGCAACGCCTACATCCTTGCCGCATGTGACGCGCTGGCGGCCGCACGGGACGCCGACGACGATGACGGCTCAGACCTGACTGACGAGAGGTTGCCGTTTTGACCCCGACCCTATCCATCTATGACGCCACCACGCCCGCTGAACTGCGGGCGGCGGTGGTCGCGCTGTGCGCCGCCGCCATCGGAATAGCCCGATACGATGGACCCGCGCCCGCGCGGCACGTGGCCGAAGATGTTGTCCCGCCACTGCCTCCGGTTTGGCGCGTGGTCACCGTGTCCGGGCACAGCTACCGCTGCGTGGCGGGCGTGGTCGAGTACCGGCAGGGTGACGGTGAATGGCGCGAGACAGTGTGGGTGCACGGTCGGCACCTCGCCGTGATCGCGGACCTAATCCAGAACCCGTGTGAGGAGGTGAGCGCATGACGGACGTGAAGGCTGTGACGCGGTACGACTTCGACCATCCGGCGTGCACGGGATACGGATGCTGTGGCGGCGGGAGTGTTGTACAGATCAGCGACGGCAAGTACGTCGGGTATGCGGACTATTTTGCGCTGTTTCGCGAGCTCAAAAACGCAAAACGAGATGTAGCAAAGCTGCGGACCGATCTTATTTGCGCCGAACGGCAGCGCGACCAGCACGCAAAGGACGCTATGAAACTGCTTAGAGTGCGAGGAGAACGCCGCGATCTACGGCAGGATGCGGACCGGTTGAACTGGTTTGCAGACGAGCAGGTAGTTTTTTGCTTTGCAGGTGTTTCGCCTGAGATTGTGCACGAATTGGCAATAATTGTTGCAGAGCGATACGGACGATGCGACCCAACGGTTGACGACCGCCGCTTGGCTTTCCGCGTTATGATTGACGAGGCCCGCATTGCCTACGCAGAGCGTGGAGCGTGAAAAGCGGTGACCAAGTTTTCACGGGCACGGGTGACGCTCGTCGCCCGCTGACGCTGGCCGAGGCCGAGGCGGGCGGTTTGCCAGAGCCGCTGACCAAACACGAGTGGGCCGCGATGCACCGCGCCAGCACGGGCACGGAGGCGGCATCGTGAAAAACCGGCTTACCGACTTAAACGACATGCTGTTCGCCCAGCTCGAGCGCATCGCCGACGAGGACCTTTCGGCCGAGCAGCTGGCGCAGGAGATCCAGCGCACGTCGGCCGTGGTACAGATCGCCGACCGCATCGTCGAGACAGCCACGTTGCAGCTGCAAGGCGCCCGCTTAATCGCCGAGCACGGCGTAACCATGGCCAAGCAACTGCCTGGCGTGATGGCGATCACGAGCGGGGCGGCCGCATGAAGGGCGCCCATATTGCCTACACGGCCGACGAACTGCTGTTCGTCGCGGCCCGACGCGATATGCCACGCAACGAGCTGCGCGCGGCCTTTGCGCACCGGTTTGGGCGGCTTGATGTCGAGGTGCGCCACCTTCGAGCGCTCTGTACCCGCAACGGGTGGACCACGGGGCGCGAACGGTACTCATCGGCCGAGGATGCGCTGATCCGCGCACGGTTCTCGGACACGCCATCGGCGCATCTGGCGGCGGAGATGGGGCGCACGCTCGCGTCGGTGGTTCATCGCGCGCGCGCGCTGGGGATTGTAAAGAGCCAAGCGTATCTTGCCAGCGCTTCTTCTGGCCGCATGCAACGCGGCGCGCAGATCGGCGCCGCGACGCAGTTTAAAAAGGGGCAGACACCGCAAAACAAAGGCGTCAAGCGTCCAAAGGGTTGGGCGCCTGGTCGCATGATTGAGACGCAATACAAGCCCGAATGCAAGCCGCGCAATTGGCGCCCTGTAGGCAGCACGCGCGTGGTGCAGGGCTACGAATACACCAAGGTCGGCGAGCAGCTGAAGGTGTCATGGACGAAGAACTGGAAGCAAACTCACGTTCTGCAATGGGAAGCCGTGCACGGGCCGGTGCCGGCTGGGCATGCGCTCAAGAGCGTCGACGGCAATTCGCGCAACACCGACTTGGCGAACTGGCAGTTGATCCCGCGGGCAATCTTGCCGACACTCAACGGCGGCCGGCACAAGCGTCTCGGCTACGATCAGGCGCCGGCCGACCTGCGCCCGGTGCTGCTGACGCTGGCCACGCTGGCCCACACAATGTCGAAGCGGAAGCGGGCCGGGAGCGTGCGCGCATGACCGATGCGGATCGGCAGTGGCAATACCATTGCGAGGCAGGGCACTACAGCGCGCCAACGCTACCGCGTCTTGCGTGGGCGATCGTGTCGCACCGCTGGTGGCATTGGCGGCGCGGTGATGGGTGGGTCGATTGATGCGGAGCGCAACAGCGGACGCACAGCTTCGCAAGCATGTGCGCGTGCTTGCGCAGCACTGCGAGACGATCAGCGCACGGTGCCGAGCGGTCGAGGACGTGATAACAAGGGGCGAAGTGTTCGGCGTTCCCGTGCCTCCAGAGCGTGTGAACAAAGCCATCAAAGACATAGAAACGCGGGTTGCTGCGGCGGCTCGCCTTATCGGGATTGGGGCATGATGATACCGGAAACGTTCTTGTGGCCTTTGGGCTGTCTCGCATTGCTTGGGGCGGTGCACGCGCTGTTCTGCCTTGAAGATGTCGTCAGGTATGCGGCCAAGCGCGCGGCGGAGGCGTTGCACCGATGGCTGTGACACCGCCAAAATCGGCGCGGCCAACGGCCGGAAGCGCGATCCTTGACGCCATCCGTCAACATGGGCCGCTCACACCGGGCGAGCTGCGCGACCTGCTGGCGCCGATTGCGCCGTCAACCGTCAAAACGTCGGCCATGCGGCTGGCAATGTGTGGCGTACTGACTCGGACGCCATACACGGAGCCCGGCGGCGCCGCGACGGTGCAATACGATATAGGGACAGTCGAATACGTCGCGCGGAAACCCGTGCATTATGACACGGACGCTGCGGGCGACGCCTGGCAGCCGGCGCCGTGGGTGCATCCGATCCGCGCTCGAGCCCTCGGGCTGCCGGTGGCGTCACGATGAGCGCCGCCGGTCGTCCGTCATGGCACGCCGTGAAGCATCGCTCTGTGGTGCCATATAGCGTCTGGTCCAATCGGCTCACCAAGGGGTGGGGCGTAGAACAAGCACTGACCACACCGGCCGCGGTGCGCACCAATCGCACCTCCACAGTGCGGCGCATTCTCGCGCAGCAGCCCGACGCGACGCCAAATCAGATCGCAAAACAGATGGGACGGCACGTCAAGCCGTGGGAAGTGCGCGACATCCTCGACGCGATCGCGGCCACAAACACAACGGCGCCGGCCGCCGCGGCACCACCGGCACCGCCGCATGCCAAGTCGACGCCATCCGGTCCCGCGTGGGTGCACCCGATCCGCCGGCGAGCGCTTGGGCTGCCGGTGGCGCCCGATGGCTACGCCATTGGCTCTTGACTAGCCGCTTGTACCTTGTATACTAGACAGGGCGCCGTAGCCGCGGCGCCACACTCACCACCGGAGACACCATGTACGAGCTGTTAAACGATCCGATAATTCGCGCGGCATTGACGCGCGCTACGTTATGGGCCTGCGCCATGATGCTCGGCGCCGCCGCGCTGTGGATGGCAGGCTATGCGGCCGTGACCGTCCTGAGGGCGCGCGCATGAAGGCGCACGTGGTGCTCGACATCGAGACCGTCCCGCTGGCCGCGTCGCTGGCCGTCCCGTATCCGGCTGCCGACCGCAGCCCGCCGGCGACGTACAAAAGCGAGGAGGCCATCACGCGCTGGCGTGAGTCGGACGAATCCGCCTGGCGCGCCGCGCGCGTGAAGGAATGCAGCCTGAACCCGCGATTGGGGCGCGTGGTCGTGGTGGGCATGATTGACAGCGGGGTGCCGGATCACGCTGTAACCGCAGAGGCGCCGGCGGAATCCGACGAGGCCGACATGCTGCGCGACGCTTGGGCTGTGGTAGCCGGCTGCAAAGGGCACGTGGTAACGTGGAATGGCAGCTGGGATTTACGGTTCATGCTGGTGCGCTCAATGTTACTGGGAGTGGATGTGCCGATCGGCACGACCGTCGTGCGCGAGTGGTTCCGGCGGTACCAGACGGCGCCGCATTGCGACGTCAAAGCACTGCTCACCAACTGGGAGCCGCCCACTAAAGGCGAGGGGTTGGACGAGTGGGCGCGCGCGTTTGGCGTAGAGGGCAAGACCGGCGGCATGAACGGCGCGGCGGTCTACCCCGCGTACGTGGCGGGCGATATTGTCGGCATTGCTTCATATTGTCTAGGTGACGTGGCAGCGACCAGCCGCATCTACCACGCGATCGGCCCGACCCTCGACCCGGAGTATGGACGATGAGCCCTACCATGATGGAGGCGGAGGCCGCGCGAGACGCGGCCTGCGCACAGGCAGAAGCGCGGGTGCGGGCGTCGGCCGAATCATCGCGCGTGGTGGCAATGGTCACGCTTGACCTGCTGGCCCTGCTCGATCGCACCGGCCGGCGCGAGTTTACCGCCGATGACGTCGGCGCCATCCTCGACGGCCGCGGGGTGGCGGCCGATATGGATACGCGGAAGCGGCTGGTAAGCGTGCTGGTCAAGCGCGGCGCGCAGGACGGCCGATGGATGAAGGTCGGGTATGCACCAAGCGCGCGCCGGAAGTGTGCGCCGGTGGCGTTGTGGAAGCTGGCGCCGTCGGTGACGGCATGAGGACCGCGCGCGACATCCTGAGCGATCACCAGCTATTGACGCCGGAAGCGCTCACGGCCGAGCAGCTGGTCCGGCGCGTCTCGGCACTGGCCGAGTTTGCGGCATCGTACGACGCCAGCTATCAACTGCTGTCTGGCCGGTTGCAGCGGCAGGCCCGAAAGCTCAAAGCCGCCGAGGACACCGCCGCCGATTTGGCCATCGCGGCGGGGCAGCTGCGGGACGTGATGCGCCATCATGCCGCCGCGGTCGGGGCGCTGGTGGCATGGCACGGGGCGCGCGGGACGCCCAAAGAGCAAGCCGCTGCGGATATGCTGCTCGCCGCACTGGCCGCGTTCCGTGAGCCGTCGGCGGGGCTGGACTGATAATGCAGCACCTCGAATCGGACGAACAACGGCTGTTCGTGGCGCGCTATCGGCTGGACGCCAAGACCCGCAAATATCCGGCTTGCGCGATCCCGAACGGCGGCCGGCGTGGCGCTCGGGAGGCGGTCCGGCTTAAGGCGGAAGGCGTCACGGCCGGGGCGCCAGACTGGATGCTGTTCGCGCCGGCGTTTGAGTGGGTTGGGCTGGCGCTTGAGTTCAAAAGCCCGACCGGCAAAGGCCGGCTAACGGCCGCGCAATCGGCATTTCACGACGCCCTGCGGGCGCAGCGTTGGCAGGTGCACGTTGTCACCTCCGCGCGCGACGCCTGGGCGATCGTCACGACCTATCTACAGGGGGCAACATGGTAACAGATGGAGCAATCGGGGTAGTAGCAGCCGCCAAGCTGATCGGCGTGACGCGGGCGCGGGTGTATCAGCGCATTAACGGCACGACCGGCGCCGAGGAAAACATGCGGCCACAGACCCGCTTGGCGTCGGTGCAGGACGTGCGGATCTCGCGCACGACGGGCAAAGCGCAGAGCATCACGCTAATCCCAATAGCCGCCGCGATGCAGTGGCGCACCGAGCGCATTGCGGCCGGACTGCCGGTGGGGCCGATGCTCGATGACGTGGCGCCGGTGGTCCACGCGCCGGCAGCCGAGCCCGGACCGGACGGCGCGGTCGGGATTCCGTCTATGAGGGCATACTAATGTGGCATCATACGCCGATGATGCGCACGGAGACCCTGAGCGCACAGACGCACGGCAAGCGCATTACAACGCACGTGTACTGGGATCACCTGCGCGACGTGCTGTTCGCGCGCGCGCAAGCGTCGCACCTTGGCGAAGCGGTCGGGGTGTCCGACTCGACGGCGGCCGCGGCAGGCTGGCGCGCGTCTGGAGATGTGCACTAATGCCGACACCGGTCCCGGCGCCTAGACAAACTAGGGGCGCCTACGTGCAAGCATGTATGACCGATCCCGCGATGAAGGCGGAGTACCCAGACGAGCCCGCGCGGTTTGTCGTGTGCCTTGCGGTGGCGGTTGCGGCGATCCAGCCGCAGGCAACGGAGCATTCATGATGACCAAGAAATCAGCCACAAAACAGCCGAACCCGATCAAGGGGAACACGCCGTGGCCGAAAGGCCAAAGCGGCAACCCAAAAGGGCGGCCGCCGAAACTGCCGGGGCTGGACCTGCTGCTCGCGTCGGTGATGGGCGAGGAGGAAAACGGCGTATCCGCGGCGGAGACTGTGCTCCGGGCGATGCTTGCCAAGGCCGCAGGCGGAGACGTCCGAGCGGCTGAGGTGCTGCTCGATCGCGCCTACGGCAAGGCGGCGCAGACGCTGGACGTGACGTCAGCCGGGCAAGCGATCACACCGCCGATCATCTGGAGCGATGGTAAATGAAGTATTACGAACGGTGGTGGCAGGACAACATTGGCACGCGCGGCGCCGAGTTTGCCGGATGGCTGGCCGATAGCGACCCGTCAAGCCGCGCGGCGGTCGGTGACCTCGTAGACACGCTACGTGGCACGGTCGACGTGCTGGAGTGCGGGCCGGGGACGTACATGGATCACCGGCAGCTGTGGGAATGCCGGCCGGATGTGATCTATCACGCGCTGGACGTCACGCCGGCTATCGTGGAACGGGGCCGCGCGATGGGGCTAGAGGACGTGCGCCTCGGGTCGGTCGAGGAGATCCCGCACAAGGCGGATTCTATAGATGTCGTGTACTGCCGGCACGTGCTCGAGCACTTGCCGAACTACCGGACGGCGCTGGTCGAGATGCACCGCGTGGCGCGAAAGTACGCCGTGGCCGTGTTCTGGCGGCTGGACATTGAGGCCGATCGGGATCTGATCCTTTGGAATACCGTAGCCGATGTGCCGGACACGTTCCACAACATGTACTCAATGCCCGTCATCTCGGCGTGGCTCGCGTCGCTGCACATCGCGCACCGATGGCAACCGGCCGACAAAGACTGGCTGCTGATCTTGGATGCCGGCCGCACGCCAGGATAACGCGGAGCCGGTCATCCTGCTGGCGCCGTACCGGCCGCTGTTTGACCCGGCGCCGGCGTGGCGCTACGCATTTTTGACCGGCGGCCGCGGCTCTGGCAAGTCGTGGCACCTAAGTATCTGCCTGCTCAACCTGACGTATTCGCCCGACCACGTGATTCTTTTTACGCGCTGGACGATGGAAAGCGCGGGCGCCTCAATCATCCCTGAGTTTGTGGATAAGATCGAGCGGCTTGGGAAACGTGATGATTTTGCGGTGACCAAAAACGAGATCGTCAACAAGCTGACCGGCAGCCGCATTCTGTTCCGCGGCATTAAAACGAGCAGCGGCAACCAGACCGCCAAGCTAAAGTCGATCCAAGGCGTGACGACGTGGGTGCTTGACGAGGCCGAGGAGCTGGTCGACCGGCGCACGTTTGACACGATCGACGACTCCATCCGCTCCCAGCTGCAACCAAACCGCGTCATTTTGTCGCTCAATCCGTCCAGTGTGGACCATTTCCTCCACGGGCTGTTTGTGACCGCGCGACGGGCGGACACGTTGTATATCCACACGACGTGGAAAGACAATGTGGACAACTTGTCCACATCGTTTGTGGAAAAGATTGAGCAGACGCGACGGGACAACCCGCCGCGATACGCGCATATCTACGGCGGCGAGTGGCGCCGAGAGGTGGCAGGGCTGCTGTGGACGCGGGCCGAGATTGAGCGGGCGCGCATTGCGGCACGGCCGGACGATCTGGCGCGGGTGCTGGTGGCGATCGACCCGGCGATTACGGCGCATGAGTCCAGCGACGAAACCGGCATCGTGGTTGTGGGCGCCGATCGGCACCGGAAGGGCTATGTGCTGGACGATCTGAGCGGACGCTATACGCCGAACGAGTGGGCAACGATCGCGCTGGACGCGGCGCGCCGGTGGAATGGATCTATTGTGGCGGAAACCAACCAGGGCGGCGATATGGTGACGGCCGTGATTCGATCGCTCGGTGAGCGGGGCCGCGGTGTGCGGATCATCGACGTGAAGGCAAGCCGGGGGAAGCTGGCGCGGGCTGAGCCGGTATATTCGCTGTACCAGGAAGGCCGAATCTTCCATTGCGGGACGTTCCCGCTGCTTGAATCACAGATGGCCGGATTTAACCCAGAGTCGACCACGACGTCACCGGACCGCGTGGACGCGCTGGTTTGGGGGCTGTCTGCGCTGCTCTTGACGGGCGCGACCCCATTCGTTGTCTAGGGCGCTACCGCGCGCGGTTGTTGCTATGTGGATATGTGGATAACTTGCCATTGTGAACGAATCCGGGAGCCCTATGGCGTCACCCTTCCTTTCTCGCGTGTCTAGCGCGCTGGCCGTGCTGCGCGGGACATCGGAGACGCGCGCCGTCACGCCGGCCATGATGCCCGGAGGCGCGATCGGCGCCGCGGCCGGCATGGCGGGGTTGTCGCTGGTCCGCACGGCCAACCCGCAGGAGTACAAGCCGGACGGCGCCACGGTCCGCGCGCAGGGCTTTAACAAGCACCCGGTGGTGCACGCGTGCATTCGCGCGATTGCCGATATCGTGGCGTCGGTGCCGCTCATCGTGCTGCGTGAGCAAGGCGAGATGGAGACGCGGGTGCCGCTGACGCATCCGCTCCAGCGGTTGCTTGATGCGCCGGGGCCGCGCATGACCGCGCGACAGATGCGGGCGCGGCTGGCCGTGGATTACGTCGGGTATGGCAACGCGATGTTCCAGCTCGAGCGGCCGGCGCCTGGGCGGCTGCCGCTGGCCATGCGGGCAATTAATCCGGAGTCGTTGCAGTCGGTCTGGGTGGACGCCGAGGGCGATCCGCGGCGCTACGATTACGGCAACTGGGCGGGCGTCATTGTGCAGGTGCCGGCCGAGGATGTCATCCATTTCCGCGACCTCGATATGCCGCGGCCGTATTACCCGGATGTGTTCGGGTTTCCGCGCGGGGCAACGGCGATCGCGTCAATGACGGCGGACAACGAGGCGACGCAATACGTGCGGCAGGTGGTGACCAACGACGGAACGCCGACGTTTGCCGTGCTGCTGTCTGATGAGGCGACACAGGACGACGCCAGCGCCATGCAGGACCGCTACCGCGCGCGCGTGGTAGATCGCGGCAAGCGCGGCACGCCGGCGTTTTTTGGATCGGTGCGGGACATTAAGCCGCTTGGGTTTACGCTGAGCGATCTAGAGTTCCCCGACCTGCGCCGCGTAAGCCGTGAAGACATTTGCGCGGCGTTCGGGGTGGATCCGCGGATGATCGGGATCGCGTCGGCCACGTCTGACGCAGGGCTTTCCGGCACGCAATACGTTGAGGCCCGCGCGCGGCTAGTGCAGCACACCATTGAGCCGATTTTAGGCGCCATTGAGGACGAGCTCAACCACTGGCTGTCTCCGGAATACGGCGACGTCTACATCGTATACGATCACGCCGTGCTGTCGGACCTGATTGAGAACGACACGGTCACAAGCGAGCGGGTGCAGAAGGAGTTTGGTATCGGCTTGCGCACGTGGGAGGAATCGCGCCGGGCGCTCAAGCTGTCGCCGGTGCCGATCCCAACCGACACTATCGCACTCAAGACGGGCACGCAGCTGGTGCCGGCCGCCGTCGCGGTGATTGACCCGCGCGCCGTGCTCGATCCGGAACCCGCCGAAGCGGAGCAGCTGGCCGGCGCCGGGCCGGGGCCGATGACGACCGAAGCCGGCGCGGCCGCGATGGACGAGGCCGAAGCCGAGCAGGGGCAGGCGCAAGAGCAGGGGCGCCACGTGCGCACCATGGCCGATAGCGCGCTCTCCGGTGACCAAATTGAGCAGATGGTCGAGCTGCTAGAGTCTCTGGCAGAAGGCGAGCTGCCGCGCGATGCGGTGCAGGCCGTGATGATGGCCGCGTTTCCGGCCGTGCCGTTGTCGACCATTGCCGCAATGCTGGACGCTATGGTCGGCTTTGTGCCAGCGGAAGAAGAGCCGGAAGAGCCGGAGGCGCCGGAAGAAGAGCCGGAAGAGCCGGAGGAGATGGCGGCCCCGATGTGGTGGGAGCGGCTGACGGCGGACGAACTGGCGGCGGAGCCGCGGTATCAGCAGTGGACGCGCGCCATGGAAGAACTGACGCGGCGCGAAGAGCCATGGTATACGGCGGGCGTGTCTCGGTTCGCGGCTGAGCGCGAGCAAATCGGCTCGTTGTTCGGGTTGGGGAGCCGCGCAACCAAGACCACGCAAGAAATTCTCGACGAGATCCAGCGGCGCATCCGGCAAGGGTTTAAGCCGAACGGCGAATATTACGACGCCTGGCGCGCCGCGTTTCTTGATCTGATCGGCGAGATGTATATGGTCGGCGCGCGGCAGGTGTCGGGTGTCGGGCTGTCGTTTTCGCTGCAATCGCCGGAGGTGCTGAACGCGATTAGCAAGCGGTCGGGGCGGTTGGCGGAACTAGTCGGCAAGACGACCAGCGACAATATCCTTTCCGCGATCCGCGCCGCCGAACTGGCCGGCATGTCGGTCAAGGAGACGGGGCGGCTCGTGCAAGCGTCGGTTTATAACGAAGTCATAACCGACAACAGAAGCCGCACCATTGCGCGCACCGAGTCGGCCGGCGCGATGAGCCAGGGCACGTGGGATCAGGCCACGCAGGCCGGTATCTACCGCTCAAAAGAGTGGCTCGCGTTTTCAGATCTCAAAACGCGCGATTCGCATACGCAGTGCATGGAGCAAGGCCGTATTCCGTTTGACGATGCGTTTCAAAACGGACTAACGTACCCGCTTGATCCATCAAGTAATGATCCGGCCGAGGTCATTAATTGCCGCTGTGTGCTGGCGCCGTATATCACCAGCGTGGATGAGGAGCCTATCTAGTGAAAACGACCATACCGGCGCAGGTGCGCCACATCGCCGACGCACACCTCCAGCTGCGAGCCGATACCGCGTTGCCCGATGGCGTGGCGGGCCGTGTGTCCGGTGTCGCGCTCACGTATGAGGTGGTTGACAGCTACGGCACCATGTTTGCGCGCGGCTGCACGAAGGCGACCATCGAGCGCAAGGTGAAGGCGCGCAAAGTGCCGCTGCTAATGGACCATGAGCGGCGCACCGGCGCGCATGTCGGTGTGGTGTCGATGATGCAGGAGATGGGCGACAGTCTGATGATGACCGCCGATCTATTCGACACGCCGGAGGGCCGCTCGGCGCTCGAGTACGTCAAGGCCGTGATCGGCGCCGGCGCCACGACGGGCTTCTCGATTGGCTTCGCACCGCGGCGCACGGAAGCCGTCACGGTGGACGGGCAGATCGTGGAACGCTTCCTAGAAATCGAATTGCGCGAAGTGTCGATTACGCCAATGCCGGCCGTGCCTGGCGCCGACATCACGTCGGCGCGGCACGATGACGGCGGCGCGCTCGAGCGGAGCGACGAAGAGCTACTGACGGCGGCCGCGATGGCCGCCTTGAACGCGTTGCCCGTGAGCTCGCGGGCGGCGCTGCTGGCGCAGTACACGCACGAGCAGGCACGACCCGAACCCGACCAGCAGGCGACACCGCACAGCCGTGCGGATTGTCCCGCCACTGACCCGGCGCCGGCGCCCGTGGATGCGCGCGCGACCGATGGACACACCACGATGGCGCACCGTCTCGCGGCGGTCCGCGCCACATACTGAGGATATCATGAAAGCACCACTGGTGAGCAAGAACCGCGCGGCCGCTGAGCTGCGCGAGAAGGCGCACAAGATCCGGCATGACTTGGTCGACGCGACCAACGTTTACACGGCCGAAGAAGTCGACAAGATGACGGCCGATATCCGGTCGTTTGAAATGCGCGCGCAGGCGGCCGCCGAGTTTACGCCGGATGCTGAGATCCAGCGTCAGGGCGGAGACGAAGGGCTGACGCGCGTGGACGCGGGCGCTCCGCCGCGCACCGAGTTTGCCAACATGGGCGACGCGATGACCGAAGTGCGGTCGACGATCGTCAACGCGTTTAGCAACGTCGGGAGCTACATCCGCGCGGCCACGCGTGGACCGGCGAACGCGGCGGAAGCGGCGGCGTTGCGCGAAGTGGACAAGTACACGCGCACGATTACCGGCAGCACCAACGGCGGCGAGTACCTGCTTCCGTTGACGCAGGTGCCGGAAATCTTTTCGGTGGACAACCAGCAGCCCGGATTGTTCCAGTACGCGCGCCGGTACAACGTGCCCGGCCGCTCGCTGCGCATCCCGTATCTGGTGCAGGACGAGGGCACCACGACGCTCAACCGTCCGATGGCCGGTAAGATTGCCAACGTGACGATCGTTGGCGAAGGCGCCACCAAGCCGACGCGCGAGCCGACGTTTGGTCAGCGTCTGCTGACGATGTACAAGTATGCCGCGATCACGCAGTTCGGCGACGAATTGCTGGGCGACGATTTCACCGGCGAGCTGCCGAGCGAAGTCACGACGGCTGTTGGCGGCCAGATCGTCAACAAGCTCAACGAAGATATCACGATCGACGGCACGGGCTCGAGCGAGCCGCTGGGCGCCCTGAACAACGCCAACACGGCGCTGATCTCGGTGAACCGCGCGACTGCATCGACGTTCACCGCGGCGGATGCGTTCGCCATGTATGAGCGCCACACGCACGGCCCGAACTCGGTGTGGATGATCTCCCGCCGCGTGCTGGCCAAGCTGTTCGCCATGCAGCAGACCAACAACACGATGGTAACGTGGCTGGCCAACCTCCGCGACAAGCCGCAGATGCTGCTGCTTGGTCTTCCGGTGGTGGTCACCGACCTGCTCCCGACGCTCGGCACGAAGGGCGACGTGGCGCTGGTGAACGGCGATTTCTACTCAATGGGCCTGCGTCAGGCGCTAACGGTGGAATCGTCCATTCACGTGGCGTTCGTGCAGGACGTGACCACGTACCGCTTCGTGGCACGTGGCGGCGGTATCCCGCTTCCGACGTCGACGTACGCCTACAAGGTGGACGGCGCCGGCAACAAGGTCGACCCGCATTCGCCGTTCGTCACGCTTGATGTCCCTGCATCGTCCTGATGCAGTGACCGATTACCCGACCCCCGGTGGTGCCGATCTGGCGCCGCCGGGGCGTTCGGCGTTGGTGGAGGTGATGGCGGTCACGGAATGTGTGATCGACGGGACGCGCCGCGCGGTGGGCGAGGCGTTTACCGTGGCGGCTAATCGGGTGGATGCGCTGGTCGGGTATGGGTACGTGTTGCCCGATGCGCTATTCGACCTGATGCAGCCGGAGGCGGCGGCGCAATGGCGCGACCGGCCGCGGCGCGGGCTGACCGCGCAGTCGCTGGTGTGTGATCCCGCGACCGCGGACGCTCTGTGGAGCGGCGATGGGCGCATGCTGGCGCCTGCCGGATGGGCGGAGACGTCGACGTATACCGCGGCGCCGGTGACGCCTGGCGCGGTGCGCGTGTTGCAGCTGACGCAGTATGACCCCGGATCGAGCGTGTACCGCTACCATAGCGCGGCCAATAGCGTCGACGGGGTCGTCTCGGCCATGGTGCGGTACGGCGACAGCAACCCGCATTGCTCATTGCGGCAGTGGGACGGCGAGCTCCACCGGCGCACGGTTGAGCTATTGGCCATGACGGCCGATGTAATTCACGTACACATGGACTGGCGCGCGCTGCACCAAGACTTGCGCTACGTGCTGCGCGATGGCCAGCGGGCCGCGATCACGTATCACGGCAGCGTGCGCCCTAACGACGGCGCCCGCGTGCTGGTGGACCACGACGGCGACCGACGCATGGGCGCGATGCAGTTTGGCGCGCGCCCGTACCATGGCCGGCACGGCGTCGCGCGCTACCTGCCGATCCCGGTGCCGGTGGCCGATTACGCGGCGGCCGCACAATCACACCGGCGCGGCGATGTCCTTCGCATTGCGCACAGCCCGACCAAGCGAGAGATCAAGGGGACACGGACGCTCTTGGATGCGGTCGACTGGCTGCGCGATGTGGAAGGGCTGCGGATTGAGGTGGTGATGATCGAGGGGCTCGAGCACGGCGCCGCGTTGCGACTCAAGGCGTCGTGCGATGTCACCTTCGATTCATTTTGGCTGGGCATGCAAGGCAGCGGCATTGAAGCGGCCGCGATGGGGCAAGCCGTGATCGCGGGCGACGCGCTGGCGGCCGGCGAAGCGGCGGCGCTCAACGGCGGCGCGTGTCCGTGGACGTATGCGGATGAGCGCTACCAGCTGCTGACCGTGCTGGCGCGCTTGGCGACCGATCCGGACTATCTAACGGCCGAAGCGGCGCGGGTGGGCGCCTACGTGGCGCGGGTGCATGACTATCGGGCCGTTGGCCAGCGTTACCGCGCGTTCCTTCAAGAGGTGTAGCATGGCATTGCCGACGTTTACCGACCTGAAAACGTACCTGCGCATTGAGACGACGGCGGAAGATACGCTGTTGGCCGCACTGATGGCGCGCGCGAAAGCGATGATTGAAGCGTGGACGGATACGCCGATGACCGCGACCAGTCAAACGGCGATCGACCGCGCCGACGCGCTGGCCATGCCGGTGACGTCGCTGGTGTTTCCTCGCCGGCCGTGCGCGGTTACGGCCATCGTCGATGTGGATAACGTCGCGGTGCCGGTGGCGGATTACTGGGTTGATGGCCGATCGGGCGTCATCTACGCCAAGCAGGGCATTGCGTTTCCGTATGGACCGTACACGATCACGGCCAATGTCGGGCTGTCGCTGCGCGCGGATTACGCGGCGCTCGAGCCGTTGCTGACCGAGGCAATCATCGACCTTGCGGCGGATTTGTACCAGCGGCGCACGCCTGGCGCCTCATCGGAGACGGCGGCCGGTACCACGATCCATTGGGACGCCAGCCGGGAGACGGTGGCGCGCGTGATGAAAACGCTGCGCCTGCTCAAGCTTGGGGTGGCGCAATGACGGTGGCGCCGGGGCTGCTCGATCGACGGCTGTCGTTCTACGCACGCACCGAATCGGGCGCCGATGGATTCCAGCGGCCGACGTATGTGCTGACCGGCACGTACTGGGGGCGGCTGGACGACACCAGCGCGGCGCAGCAGATCCCGCTCAGCCCGCAAGCGCACCAAGAGCAGCGGTACGACGCGGCCGCTACCGTTATGGATTATGTGGCGGTGCCGGTCAACGGCATCGTGCGTGATACGGCAGGCCCGGTGTATTTCGTGCGCGGGATCGTGGCACAGCGCGCGCTCCGGCAACAAAATGTGACGCTCGAGCGGATCGACCCGACGCACTACGGCACGTATACGCTCTTTGACCCGGCCGACGTGGCCGACGGGGTGCACTTGGTGACGACCCCGGTGGTGGCCGCATGACCACACTCGGGCGCGATCCTCGGCGCGAGTGGACACCGGCTGAGCGAGCACGGGCCGAAGCAATTACCGCGCAGTATGGCGGCACGCTCACCACGACGGCGCCCGCGCGGCCGCTGGGCGGGATGTCGCTCGAGTGGGACGATGGGCAGGGCGACCGCATCCAGCTGCACGCCGAGAATGCCGGCGCGCTGGTGGGGCTGCTGGCGCGCGTGGCGAAGGTGCACGTACAGATGAGAGCAGGCGACACCACTTCTAATACCGGGGCATAGCATGGCCGTTTTCTTTAAGTTCGACGCGTTCGCCGAAGCCGTCGCTGAGAAGGTGCACGACCTTGGGACGGACACGCTCAAAGTGTACCTGAGCAACGCCACGCCGTCGGCGTCGGCCGATGCGGTCAAGGCGGATCTTGCCGAAATCACGCCGGGCAACGGCTACACGGCGGGCGGTAATACCGCAGCGCAGACCAGCAGCGCACAGGTGGCGGGGCTCTACAAGCTCGTGCTGGCAGATCCGGCCGCATTTACCGCGTCCGGCGGCACCATTGGGCCGTTCCGCTACGCGGTGCTGTACAACGACACGACGGCGAGCGACAACCTGATCGGCGCATGGGATTACGGTGCCGCCATCACGTTGCAAGCGGGCGACTCATTCACCGTTGACTTCTCGCCGACCACTGGCGTCCTCACGCTCCAGTAACCAACAGGCCGAGGCGCACCTATGGCATTAATGGCGGATCGCGTCCGAGAGACGACGACCACGGCAGGCACGGGCACGGTGACGCTTGACGGCGCCGCGATTGGATACCAGAGCTTCGGGACCGCCTTTGGATCTGGCGCCCTGGTGTACTACGTGATTGCCGGTCCGGTGGAATGGGAGATCGGCATCGGCACCACGGGCGCCGGCACGCTCGCACGCACGACGGTGCTGCAATCCACCAACGGCGATGCGCTGGTCCCGTTTTCGGCTGGCCAGAAAGACGTGTTCTGCGCGTACGTGGCTGATCGAGCGGTGACGACCAGCGATGCGGCGGCGCTCACCAACAAGACGATTGACAGCTACACGAATTTTGTCGGCGCCAATCAGCTGCACATAAAGTGCAAGGCGATGGCGAACTTGGCGAAGGGCACGGTGTGCAAGATCACCGGATGGAATGCCGGAGAAAACGCCGTCGAAGTGGACGCCATGACGTCGACGGCCGATCTCGCGTTCGGCGTGATGTATACCGCGCTGACCACGGGATCGTTCGGCGAGATCATTAACACGGGCTATCTCGAAGGGATCAACACCAACGCGTATGCTCCGGGCACGATCCTTTACCCGAACGGCACCGGCGGCTTTACGTCGACCAAGCCGACGAGCGGCACATATCAGGCGTGCGCGTATGTGCTGCGTCAGCAGAGCGTAAACGGTACGATCTATGTGGAGTTCACGAATCCGAATCAGGTCGAGGCCAGCACTAACACAGGCAACACGCTCGTGTTGCGCGACGGCAGCGGCAACTTTGCGGCGGGCACGATTACGGCCGCGGCGCAGGTGGTCACGGGTGACGCGCAGGTCAATGGTATGGCGAAGCTCTATGGGCCAAACGGCTCAACTATCCTGAACCTGCGGGATAGTTCCGGGACCGTTGATGCAAGAGAGTGGTCGTTTCGTATGGTTAGCGGAGCACTTGAAATCCGCTCTGTAACAGATGCCAACGCGACGCAAACTACGGTTGTCTCATTTGCTCGTGCTGGCAACATAACTGTTCCCGGTAGCATCTTGGTTTCGGGGAACTCAACAGTCACTGGCGACCTCACCGTGGATACGTCCACGTTAAAGGTGGACGCGGCAAACAACCGCGTAGGCGTTAACACAGCGACACCAGCCACCACGCTCGATGTGAACGGCGCCACGACGCTGCGTGGTAACGTGTCGTTTTTGGCTGACGCCACGCACGATATCGGAGCATCGGCATCGGCTCGACCGCGCAACGTCTACACGTCTGGCGATGCGTTTGTTGCTGGCGTTCGCGTGGGTCGAGGGGCGGGCGCGGTTACAAGCAATACCGCCGTAGGCACTAGCGCGCTAAACAGCGCATCGCTGACGGGTGGCAACAACAGTGCCATTGGCGCAAGCGCCATGTTAGGCAACACCACAGGTGTTAGCAACAGTGCCGTGGGCGCGACCGCCTTGGCAAGCAACACCACGGGCAGCAGCAACATTGCCATCGGCTCGCAAGCCCTGCTAAGTAATACCACGGGTGGGGTTAACAGTGCTGTCGGCAGTAATGCTTTGCAGTTTAA